CGGCGGGGGCGCCGTTTCCATTGCCGGAGCCACGGGACGCCGTGCAGGACAGGGCGGCCGAAAAAGAAAAAGGCCCGCTCGAAGGCGGGCCTTTCTCGTGTTGGCGTCCCCACGGGGTCGAGCACAATGGACGCTCGAAGCCTCGTCGACCACCCGCCTGATCAAGATCGCCGGCGCTCGCCGGTAGCACTTCCTGGAAGTAGATCTCGGCCCTGAAAAGGAAAACCGAGAACTGCGTCACTCCCTCAAATATTCAATCCACAGGCAATCTCTAAATTCCCGTGGTTTCGTGGTCTCATATGCGCCACAAACCTCTTATGTATATGTATCTTCTAACTTTTTAGAAGAAGAAGAAGAAGAAGGACACACACGGGAAACGTCAAAACGCACACGGGAATGGCAATACCGCACACAATTTACCCAATATTGCACACGGCCTTTATTGGTGTTGTAGAAATGCGACCACGGGAATTTTCGGGAATCGTGGGTTTTCGTGTGTTTCCGTGGGCGGATGAATGTTGCCAAATCAGTGACTTAGCCCCATACTGACCTTGCGCCCACGGAACACGAGAAATATTGCCCCTGCCCCCTTTTCTTTCCGTCGTCGACGACTGGGCGGTCTGGCTCCAGACGGTCAAGGGCCGCTCTCCCCTCACCGCTGACAAATACCGGCGTCACCTGCACCAGCTCGAGGCCTACGCCAAGGCCAGCAAGCTGGATCCCTGGGCGCTTTCCCTGGAGGACCTCGAGGTCTTTGTCGGCCTGGTCGCTCGCGAGCTGGGCATGACTGCTCGCAGCAGGCGGCCACTGGTCGCGGCACTGCGTGGCTTCTACTCCTGGGCCCGGCGCCGAGGCGTCATCACGACCTCGCCCGCTGTCGACCTGCTCTATCCGTCCACCGGCCGGCGTCTCCCCAAGCCCGCACACCTGGCGACCGCCGAGAAGCTGCTGATGCAGCCCGACATCAACACCTTCATCGGCCTGCGCGATGCCGCCCTGCTCTCCACGCTGATCGGCTGCGGCCTGCGCGTGTCCGGCCTGGTCCGCATGAACCGTGGCCACCTGACCTGGATGGTGATCGACGGGGCCGAGCGAATGGTGATCAGCGTGCGCGAGAAAGGGGACCACGAGCGCGTGATCCCGGTGCCGATCGAGACGGCCGTGCTGATCCGCGCATACCTGGCCAGCCCTGAGCTGCTTGAGATCGACACCTCGCTGCCCGATGGTGATGACGTGCTGTGGGTCTCGACCAACAACAGGACGATCGACCCGGCCGACTACTACGGCGAGGCACGCCGCATCGCGACCAGGACAGTGCACGACATGATCCAGCGCTATGGCGAGCGCGCCAAGCTGCCGGCCGACCAGTGCCACCCGCATGCTCTTCGCCACCTCTACGCCACCGAGCTGGCCGAGGAAGAGATCGATATCCTGCAGCGCCAGACGCTGATGGGTCACTCCGACCCGAAGAGCACCGAGATCTACACCCACGTGGCCATACGCCGCCTGGTGAAGTCCGTCGACAAGGGCAACCCCATGAGCAAGATGCACGCCGGCGTTGTGCGCGACGCCCGGCTACTCGCAAACAAGATCCAGACGCGTTCTCGGTCCCCCGATGGTGCTTAGAACTCTTATTGTCCGGGCCTCCCTCCCCTCTGGAACCCGCTCCAGGTGGGCGGTCGTGGTCGCGCCAGAACTCGGAAAAAAAACGGGCAAACTCTATAGGCACCCTCTATGGCCCCGGCCTGTCACTCAGTTTCGCTTTCTGGCATGAAACCGAAACTCGCAGGCATCCGGAACCAGTGCGGAGAAGGGGTTATCTGACATGGTGAGAGGGAAAACCGAAACTCAATCGGCAAAGTCGATCAGGTGGCAGGAATGACCAGGCGAGCGAAGGACAGACCGATAGGCAAAGGCTATGATTCTGGCCCGGGTGGGGGGTCGGCGGAGCGATCGGGCGCGCCCACCTGGGGGGGTGGGTACCCAGAGACTTGCACATCCTCAAAGGCTGACAATACGGCCGGTGGGTGCGGGGCGCCGGTGGCCGATCCGCTGGCCGACCTGGGCGCTGGCGATCCGCGGGTCGAAGAGCTGCGCGAATGCGGGCTGAACGAGCTGTGGATACGGATGGCCGAGCTGGTCGGGTTCGAGCGCTTCATTGCGATGTGGTCGATGCTCGACCAGGCCGAGCCGGTGCTCGACGATCGCCGACGGCTCTACGTACCGTGCCTGGAGAAAACCTTTCTCCGGCACCAGCGCGACCAGATCATCAGTGCAATGGCGCGGGCCGGGCTTGGGCCGACTGAGATTCAGCGGATGCTGGGGCCGATGCGATCGGCGGCGGGCCTCAGCCCGCGTACGATCGAGCGCATCCACGCACGCGCAACCCAAGACAGTAAGGTGTCCGATGATCGATGAGAGAAAAGAATTCTTCGCCTGGTCCTCGACCCACAACCTGAATCATCTGGTGATGTACTACAAGGACGTGTCGGCGACCCTCCTGGAAAGGACCAGGGAGCTCGAGCGGTCGGAAGATCGCGTGAAGCGCGCCAACGCGCATAAATTTGGGGAGCTCTATCCACGCCTTTTCTGCAATTCGGTTTTCTTGATGATGTATTCCTGGCTCGAGGAGCATTTGGATCACGCGAGCCGAACGCCGCCATTCAGACCACCAGAGAAGGGCAACGGGATCCGTAAGTACAAGCCGCTATTTAAGGCTGCGCTCGGTGAAGAACTTGGAGAGTCGGAGGACTGGTGTTTCCTGATGGATGCATCGGACGTGCGTCATTGCCTTCTGCACTCCGCCGGCCGAGTAGATTTGATGCGAAACAGGGGTGCAATGGAGGCGATTCTGAAGCGGCGCGCTGACTGCTTCGAAGCGGACAGAAAGCGGATGCATGTCTTGCCACAAGCGCTGAACGAGTTCCATGCCAGCTCCTCACGGTTGCTCGATCGCCTTATCGACCATTTCACGCCTCTGCCGTAACCAGCGACACGCCGCCCCGTTTCCGTGCTGGCCGGGCGCTTGTAGCGTCGGGCAGCATGGGAAAGGTGCGTCCACAGCAGGAAACGGTTCGGTTCGCTTGCAACTGCGGCTACGTGTTCGAGCGTGCGCCGGATCGTGTCATCGACTGCGACGAGGACTATCACCCCTGGCAGTACGAGGCGGCCTGCCCGAGCTGCGGCCAGACTTCCGAGCAGGATCCGCGCCAGCGGAACATGTTCAAGATGTGGGCGCGGGCGACTGGGCCGAAGACGCCGGAGGGCAAGGCGAAGTCGGCGGCGAACCTCGAGGGGCACCCGACGCCGGAGGAAGCCAAGCGCACCCGCTTCAACGCACTGAAACACGGCATGAATGCCGAGGTGGCCACGTACTTCCCGGCGCGCCCGGGCCAATACGATGCCTGCGAGGGCTGCCCGTACCGAGACAATCTGTGCCTCGACCAGGTGGCGAAATCCGGCCCCTGCCTGCAGCGCACCGAGCTCTTCTTCCAGACGCACCTGGCCTACGAGACCGGCGATCCGTCCATGCTCAAGGGCATTCTGGCCCGCCTCCAGGCCAATGCGATCGCGATGATCGATTCCATGTTCCTGGCCGTGCAGCGCCGCGGCTATGAGCTGGAGTCGCCCGAGTGGTATTTCGACAAGGATGGCGAGTTCCACCTGGCGGAGTTCACCAACAGCCAGGGCGAGCGCCAGATCATCAGGAAGGTCGAAGCCAATCCGCTGATCAAGCACCTGATCGACGCGATGAAAAACCTGAACCTGACGCTGGCCGATGCCGGCCTGACGATGCGCCAGCAGGACGACGATGCGCTGCTGCGCGGGTACATCGACGCGCAGAAGGTGAAATCGGAAGACGAAGGCGAAGCGCGGGAGCGCGGGGTGCGCGCCCTTGAGGCACTCGAGAACCGGCTGCAGCTCGCCGACGAGCGCCGGAAGAAGGACCCGATCCTCGCCGAGCACCGCGAGCTGGAGGGGCCGGATGGCTGAGCGGGTCTCATCGGCCCAGCGCGCCCGGCTGCAGAGCCAGGCCGAGATCGAGGTCATGCGCTACGCAGATGACCACTACCTGTGGCACAAGCACGTGCACGGCGTTGAGCTCGACCCGGTGCAGATCCTGAAGCAGTACGAGATGGACAAGCACCCGAACACCATCGACGTGAGCTGCCGCCGTACCCGCAAGACCACCTCGAAAGAGCTCTACAACCTGAAATACCTGGCCACGCATGCCGACCAGGAGCTCGGCATTGTTGCGCCGCGCCAGCAGCAGGCGTCCACGGCCCTGGGCTACCACATCGAAGCGATCGAGCGATCCGACATCCTCAAGGCCTGGCTGCGCTACAAAAACGGCCGCAAGCAGATGAGCGACTCCCGGTACCAGTTCTGCAACCGGTCTCTGGCGCAGTCCTACGGCATCATGAGTCAGATCGACGGCGGCGACCTGACGCTGGCCAGCCTGGACGAAGTTGACGACATGCCCCACGATCGCCTGCACGGCCGGTTCCTGCCGATGCTGGGTGCCAGCCAGCGCCTGGGCGCAGATCCGGACGCGATCAACGATCCGCAGATCCGCATCACCGGGGTATTCAAAGGCGCCGACACGCTGCAGGGCCTGATCGACTCCGGCGGCTACCACCTGCTGCCGCCCGTCGACCGGTACCTGGCCGAGGAAATGGGCATTGCCCACGCCAGCGTGTTCGACCAGATGGCCAGCGAGCTCACGCCCGACGAATACCTGCGCCAGGTGCTCTGCAAGAACGTTTCCGGCCGCAACCTGATCTGGGAATCGCACATGCGCCGCGCCCTGCAGATGGGCCTGCGCTCGCGCTTCCAGATTGCGCAGCCCATGCCGGGGGCCGAGTACCGCAAGCGCGGCCTGCTCAGCTTTGGCTACGATGCCGGCGGCCACGGTGAGCGCCCGGAGAGTTCCCGGCACTGCCTGATCGTGACCGAACAGGTCGGCATGTTCCTGGTCGTGATCTTCTGCAAATTCTGGCCGGCGGCGGAGGATGACGAGGTGGTCAAGCGCGACCTGCTGGGCTTCTGGCGCTATTTCAGGCCGGATGAAGCGATCGGCGACGCGTTCGCCGTGGGCATGCTCTCGGGCCTGAACGACAAGCTTTTCTCCGAGGGCTTGACGACGATCGACCGCCGCGCCGTGGGTGACGGCGAGTCGACCTCGAGCACCTGGAAGGAATGGCCCTTCTCGCCGCTGCGCTTCGACGGCATGACGAAACACCAGATGGCCAGGCGACTGGCGCAGGCCTTCAGCGGCGGGCACGTGGTCATTCCGTACTTCGACGACCACCACATCGAAACCGAGGATCTGCGCGACCTGCGCGACCTGTGCCGCCAGCTCGTCAACATCAAGGAAGAAAAGTCGGGCGCGCCCTACTCCACCTACAAGATGGTGAACCGCAAGATCGGCGACGACGGCTTCGACGCCATGATGGCCGCCGCCTGGGCTCTCGACACCAGGGGCGCTGACGAGACCGAAACCTGCATCCTGACTACCACCCACAACCGCCAGCAGTTGCTGGCCGGCCACGGATAGGAACGACCATGGGAATTCTTGCCAACCTGCTCGATCGCGTCGCCGACCGGCGCATGCGCGGCCGCGGCTACAAGTTGCCGGGCGAACACGAAGCGTCGACCGAAAGCGGCTCGCGCGTCCGGCCCCTGGACCAGGCCGCTCGCACCTACGCAGAAATGTGGATCGACCTGGAAATCCGCCAGTCGATTCATGACGTGCGCCTGATGGACAAGCAGGACCCGCGCGTGCGCCGCATTCACACCCGCACGGCGCGATCTGCGGTCAAGGGCGGCCTGGTGCTCGAAGTCGGCGCCGGCAACGAGGCGCTGAAGAAGCGCTGGCGCGAGTTTGAGCAGCGCCTGGGCCTGGACCAGCGCGCCAAGCTGGAAAGCGACTTCCGCGGGCTGATGATGGAAGGCAACCTGCCGCTGCAGATGGTGGTCAGCCGGCCGGAGGTCGGCCGGCCGCAGGTGATCGGGGCAGTGCGCATGCCTTCGGAAACCATCCTGCCCCGCGTCGGCAAGGACGGCCGTTTCGAGGATGTGAAGCGCGCCTATGACCAAATCGAGTGGCCCGGCAATCGCGTGGTGGCAAGCTTTGCGCTGTGGCAGCTCAAGATGGTGCGCCTGGCGCCGGATAATTACGATGATTGGGGCTGCCTGGGCCGGCCGTATATCGACGCCGGCCGCAAGCTGTGGAAGCAGCTGACGATGACCGAGTCGGACCTGGTCGTCCGCCGCCGCACGCGCGCGCCGCAGCAGCTTCACCACAACATCCCGGGCGCCAGCGACCCGGAAATGAAGAACTACCAGAAGAACGTCGAGCAGGACCAGGCCGAAGGCAACTGGAAGGACTACTACACCAACAAGAAAGACGCCGGCGTGACCGCCATTGGCGGCGATGCCAACCTGGACCAGATCAAGGACATCGTGCTGCTGCTCGATTCCTTCTTTTCCAGCGCCCCGGCACCGAAGGGCCTGTTCGGCTACGTCGACGACATCCCTCGCGACATCCTCGAGGACCTGAAACGCGACTACGCCGAAGAGCTCGAGTCCATGCAGGAACTGGTGGCCGAGGCTTACCAGCAGGCCTTCGCATTGGACCTGCTGCTTTCCGGCATCAATCCGCAGGCCGTCGACTTCCAGATCCGATTCAAGGAGCCGCATGCGCTCAGCGTGAACCAGCGAGCCGACCTCGCCCTGAAGCGCCAGGCCGTTGGCGCCAGCATGGACACCGTCTGGCGCACGGCCGGACTGGATCCGGACAAGGAAAAGGGCAACCTGGAGAAAGAGGCCGAGGACTTCGAGCCCTACCCGGGCGGCGTCGCCGGCCCGGAGGGCGGCAGCGGCCGCCCGCCGAAAGTGTCGATCACGCCGGGGAATGATCGAAAGGGCGACAGCGGAACGTCAATCACGAACCGCTAGCGCCCAACTATTCAAATTTCAGCGCGGAATTTTAAATAGTGCCTACCGGGACCAACCCGATCGCCAACGCCATCCGCCGTGCCCATCGCGAGGGCCAGCGCGAGCTGGCGCGCTTTCTCGAGGCGCAGGAGACCGCGCTGCTCGAGCTCTACCGCCGCGCTGGCGAGATTCTGCAGGCCGAGATCCAGCAGGCCGCGAACGCCGAAGGCGTGATCGGCGTCGACCAGGTGCGCCGGCTGCGCCGGATCGTCGACGAGATACTGGACGACCTGAACGCCGAAGCGTCGGCCCGCCTCGACACCGGCATGGAGCGCATGGCAGAGCTGGGCATTCGTCCATTTCAAGGCCAACCCCTGGAGGCCACCACCGCGCAGCTTACCGAGCAGGTCATGCGCGGCGTTCGCACCTTCCAGGATGCCAACGGCCTGCAGCTATCCGACCGGCTGTGGCGCCTCGACGCCAGTTCGCGCCGCACGATTCGCCAGCACATCGAAACGGCCGTGGCCGAAGGCCAGTCCGCCAGCCGGGCCGCCCAGGACTACGTGCTGCGGAACGAGCCGATCCCCGACGACGTGCTCAGCCGGCGCGAGAGGGCCAAGGCCCAGGCCATTGCGCTGAAGGCGCGCAACGAGCTCGACGGCGGGCAGGAATACCGCAAGGCGCTCCAGGTAATGCGCACCGAATCCGTCCGCGCCCACGGTATGGCGCACCGCGCCGCTGCGGCCGCGCACCCGGATGTGGCCGGTGTCCAGTTCAGGCTGAGCCCGAATCATCCGCGCGTCGATATCTGCGACGTGCATGCCAGCGCCAACATCTACGGGCTGGGCCCCGGCGTCTACCCGCCCGACCGCTCGCCCTGGCCAGCGCACCCCAACACGATGAGCTATGAGCAAGTCGTCTTCCGAGACGAGGTCACGGACGAAGACCGCTCCGGGAAGCAGAGCCGAATCGACTGGCTGGGAGACCAGCCCGATAGCATTGTGTTGCCCGCCCTGGGCGGCAGCGAGGCCAAGCTGCGCGCGTTCCGCGCCGGCCATTTAACCGAGCGCAGCATCGCCACGCCCTGGTCGAAGCTGCGCGAGAGCCTGAAGCGCAAGGGGGTGGACGTGGAGCGCTTTGAGGGATAGGCTCAAGACCTACCACGTATTGAATGCCACAGCGAGAGAAGCCCCGGGACGCCGGGCCAGAGAAACCCCGGCAGGGCCCTGTCGGGGTTTCTTTTTGCCCGCCACTTCGCCCCGTTTCCCTGACGCCGGCAACTTCATAGCCTGAACCTGCCCGAAAGGCAGGTGACAAGGTGAAATCGAGTACTCCCATTGCAGGTATCGACAGTACGGCGCCCCGGGTTCTGGTCCTGGGCGCCGGTTTTTCGTCCGCGGTGCGTTCCTTCGGACGGGTACTCCAACTGTCGGCCAGCAAGGACCACCGGGCGGTGCGTTTCCTTTCCGGTGCGCAGATTTCCCTTGACGAAGGCGAGACGGAGAGCTGGATCACGCTCACGCGAACCGGCACGTTCTACGACGAGCGCTATGGCGACTTCGAGATCACCGCGAAGCAGCTCGACCAGATGGTCGCGAACTTCGACGCCGGTGTGCTGGGCCAGAAGGTGTTCGTGGATGTGCAGCACCGGCCGGACCAAGGCGCGGCAGCGGAGATATTGAAGCTCAGCCGCGAGAACAAACGGCTGCGCGCGCTGGTGCGCTGGACCGAGTACGGCCTGGATGCCGTGCGCCGGAAGAAGATGATCTATCTCTCGGCCGAGTTCCACGAAAACTACCGCGACAACGAGCAGCGCAAGGCCCACGGCGCCGTGCTGATGGGCGCCGGCCTGACGACCCGCCCGGTGATCAAGCACCTCGACCCCGTAGAACTCTCCGATATCCACCTGACCCCGGATTCCATCGCTGCCGGCCCCACCCTGCTCCATCCGGAGCTGGTCCGGCAGCTTTCAAATGACTGGAGCGCGAAAATGGACAAGCACCTCAAAGCACTGGCTGCCGCCCTGGCGGCCCTGTCACTTTCCAAGGATGCCGTTGAATCCCTGACCGGCGCCTACAAGCTCGCCGCCGCCAACGTGGGCGACGACGAGGACAAGCTGAAGGCCCTGGCCGATCAGTTCGAGGCCACCGGGAAGAAGCTGGCCGCTGCCAAGCCCGGCGAGAACGTCACGCTGACGATCGAGGGCCTGCCGAAGGCCGGCGAAAAGCCCAACGACGACGGTGGCGGCAAGGCGCTGTCGGCCGAAGACCTCGAAAAGGCTGTCGCGAAGCAGCTCGCCGAGGCCCGCAAGGCCGAAGAGGACGAGCGCAAGCAGCTCGCCCAGAACCTCGACGCGCGGAAGAAGACCTTCAGCGACACCGTCGACCAGGCCGAGGGCCTGAGCGACGACACGAAGAAGGAACTCTGCAAGCAGGTCGACGACCTGATCACGGTCAACATGTCCGACGACCAGGTCCGTCGCCTGGCCGAGTTCCAGGTGAAGCAGGCGCACGACCTCGAGGCCGCCCGCCAGCTCGCCGCCCAGGGCTACGGCGACAGCCGCACGGGCACGCCGCGCATGGGCGTGGACGAGTCCAACGGCATCAAGAAGCTCAGCTCCGAGATTCACACGAAGCTCAAGGGCACGTCCGAGTACATGCAGGGCAAGATTCGCCTGGCCGAACCCGACAAGCTGCATCCGTTCGCGAAGAAGGTGCTGAGCCATTTCGACCAGCTCCACGCGCCCAAGCTGCACCGCGAGCGCCAGATCATCCTGGCCGAAGGCGGCAACACCCAGGTATCCGACACGGACCTGCCGGTCAGCTTCATGCGCGAGGTGATCACGGAGATCTTCTCCGACACCTACATTCTGCAGCTCGTCCAGACGCTCACCGACTTTGGCGCGACCGGCACCACCCAGATTCCCTACGAGGAACAGGGCGACGCCGCGTCGATTCCGAACGACGGCATTGTCTACGAGCGTGGCCCGATCCCGCGCAGCGGCGTTCGCCAGCGCATGGACATGGCCTACCTGCTTCCGATGAAGCTGGCCATGATCCTGTCGGTGGAGGTCATGCACCTGACCCGCGCCTCCCAGATCAACTGGGATGCCTGGGCCCGCAACCTGGCCGCCAACGCCCGCATCATGCGCGAACTTGTCGCCCGGCGCATTCTCAACGAACTGCAGCGCGTGGCCGATCAGTACCAGGCGGTGGATGTCGAGGACGAGGAAGTCCATTCTCAGCTCGACGGCACCAACTCCGTCATCACGCTGGCCCAGTACCCGCTTGTGCGGCCCTTCCAGCAGTACGACATGGAAGGCAATGCCGTCGGCTCGGTCGAGAACCCGATCAGCGTGAACCTGACCATCGGCGGCTCGCCCACGACCATCACGGCCTGGGACGGAACGGGCGACCAGTCGGCCGGCACCTACTACCGCGTGGTCAGCTACAACCTGGCCAAGCTGCAGCTCGTCGACAAGGATGGCAACCCGGATCCGCAGGCCGCCTCGGCCAGTGCCGTGGGCTACAGCTACGCCACCAACGTGGGCAAGTTCAACCTGGACTTCAACAGCGCCGAGACCACGCTGGAGAAGCACCTGAACGGCCTGCTGCGCGCCATCGGCAGCCGCAAGGCCACGATGAACAGCGACCTGCGCGGGGTGCCGGACTACCAGTTCATGAGCCCGACGCTCAACGACATCTGCACCAACGCCGAGAACTTCACGGCGCACTCCAAGCGCGACGGCACCGACACCAGCGCCCAGGGCGATCTGGAGACGGTGAAGGGCATTCCGGCGTTCGGCTCCAACGCGCCGGGCGTGGACCTGGGCGACGAGCGGATCCTGATGGGTCAGCGCGGCATGCTCAGCTACACCATCGCCCGCCCCTGGAGCATCGACGGCCAGCCGGTGGACTATCGCGACGCCAACGGCTCGCTCACCGGCGAGAAGGAAGCCTGGGGCTGGGAGCTGTCGGCCATCAAGGTGCCCAAGCCGCTGCGCAAGCGGCACACCTCGGTGATCGTCCACACCACGGCGGACCGTACCCCGTACAGCCCGTAATGGCTGCCTGACCCTGTGTCCGTAACCGCCCCGGCCGACCTGGCCGGGGCATCGGGAGACGAAGATGAAGAAGGTTCCTTTCTACAACCCCGGCCCCGGCTACCGGTCGATCGGCGGCGTGATGATCGCCCCGAAGGAAACGCGGCCGGTCGACGCGCGCCTGGTCCCGGGCGAGGCCAGCAAGCCGGCCAAGCGACCGAAGAAGGATCACTCCGATCCGGTGCTGGCCCTGCTCGACAACCGCATCGACGTGATCGTGCCGCAGCTTCCCACGCTGACGAACGAGGCGTTCGACAAGGTCCAGCAGGCCGAGCGCGACGGCAACAAGACGCGCAACACCCTGCTGAAGCACTTCGACGAGGAATTCGCCCGGCGCGCCGCGCTGGCCGAGGACCTGGGCGTCGAGTACGACGAGTTCCTGGCCGAGCAGCTCTCCGCGTCGGATGAAGACCTGGCCGAGGCGCTCAAGGCCGAAACCGAGGGCGAGAACCGCGAGCGCGTGGTCGATGCCTACCAGGCTGAAATCGAGCGCCGCAAGGCCGCCGCGGAGACCCCGGACGAGGACTGATGTGCTCGGATCGCTCACGAGATCACAGCCGCATTCCCTTCTCGGAAGAGACCCGGGGCGGCGTGCACCTGAACACCCGCCGGGTGTTCGAGGGCCTGCTGATTGCGGCGCTGACGGCGATCCTGACCGCCAGCGCCAGCGCGTGGGCGACCACCAAGGTGCTCAGCGAGCGCATGGAGCGCCAGCGCGTCGATATCGAAGAGCTCAAGCGCGAAATCCGCGACATGCGCCGGGACCTCTACCGGCCCCGGCTGGAGTCCTCTGACGTGCTGCTCAGCGACCTGACCACCGAACTGAAAGACTCGCTGCACGACGCCGGCGAAGTCTTCGAAACGACTGACTTCCAACGCCACGTGCGCATCGCCTTGCGCGACATGGCGCTGCACAAGCGCCCGCGCGAGCTCTATGCGCCGCTCACGCTCGAGGCCGGCCAGCGCACCTACCCGGCGCCGGCCGACCTGGCCAGCGTCATCGGCCTGGACTGGGTTAGCGAGCGCAGCCGCGAGCCCTGGCACAACGACTACCCCGGCCCGGCGCCGCTGGCCAGCGTTATCGAATCCAGCAGCGGCCGTGAAATACGGCTGTCGCCCCCGCCGACTGCACAGCAGGTGCGCGCCCTCAACGGCGAATGCGACCTGATCTATCTGGCCGAGCACCAGCTCGAAGAAGTGGCCGGCTCCGATCCGGCCGACTTCACGGTGACCTCCCTGGACGAGGCCGACCGGTACCTGGTGCTTCTGCGTGCCCAGGCCGAGGCCTGCCGCGAGCTGGCCATGCGCAACGTGACCAAGCCGGTGGAACTGCGCGGCGGCGGGCTGTCCCAGCCGCGCAACGACACCCCGCGCGCCCTCTACGCCGCCCTGCTGGCCGAATGGAGGGACGCGCCGTGAGGATCCGCGTCGACCACAACGTGGGCGAGCTGGCGGCCGCGCTGCAGCGCGCGCCGGCGATCGTCATGCAGGAGGTCGACCGCGGCGCTGGTCGTGGCGCGCTGGCCCTGGGGCGAACGGCGCGCGACCTGGCCCCGAAGGCCACCAGCGAACTGGCGGGCTCGATCACCACCGTCCGGATCCGCCAGGGCGAGCATATGGTCCAGGCGCGAAAAGCGCACGCCGGTCCGATGGAGATCGGCCGCAGGCCCGGCGGGCCCATGCCGCCCATCCAGCCGCTGATCGACTGGATCCGCGCGCGCAAGATCCAGCCCAAGGGCGACGGCGTGGAAACCGAACGCGACCTGGCCTTCGTCATCGGCCGCAAGATCGCCCGCGACGGCACCGCGGCGCAGCCCTTCATGGGCCCGGCGCTCGAGGCCAGCCAGGACACGCTGCGCGCCACCATGGCCGCGGCCAGCCAAGCCGGCGTGCGGAGGGCCTTCGCATGACCGACTACAGCACCCGTCTGGACGACCTGGAAACCCTGCTGGCCGAGATCGCGCCGGACCGGGTCATCACCCGCACCTACAAGGACTTTGGCCGCCACAAGGCCGAGGACCTGCGCAAGGGCATCTTCACCATCGTCTCCGCCGGCGTCGCTCAGTACCCGGTCGTCTACGAGCCGGGCGACGACGGCCGGCAAAAGATTCTGATCGTCTTCCAGGGAAAGGTCGACGAGGGCGCCGACGGCCCCACGCTCGAAGCCTTCGAGTTCGCGGCAGTCAACGAGCTCGAAGCCCTGGCCGAACAGGCCCCCATCAAGTGGCCGACGCTCACGCTGCAGAGCGCCGAGACCAGCATGCAGCTCGAGAACCCGTACTGCTGGGTGAAGAGCGAATGGCAAACCTTCACGGACAGCAAGCAATGAAAAAGACCACCCAGGACTTTCTGCGCAAGCAGAGCAAGCTGCGGACGAAGACCGGCAAGCGGATCGCCCGCCAGGAAGAGAAGGCCCAGCCCAGGGCCGAAGCACCGTCCGCCGCCAAGGGCAAGGGCGCGGCCTCTGGCAAGGAACAGGAGCGTAAGCAATGAGCTACTACTGGCGCGAGAAGCTGATCCTCGCAATGAAGGAAGTCACCTACAGCACCGATCCGGGGCCGACGCCGGCGCTGAACATGCTGCGCACCTTCGATTTCGACTTCGATCCGTTCAACGCGGAGAACATCACGGTCGAGGAAGACAAGCCCAAGCCGGGTTCGGATGCCGAAACCCTGGTCGGGCGCCACGGCGTGCTGCGATTCTCCACCTACGCCGCGAGCGTTGGCGCGGGCAACGAGGGCGATGTGCCGCCCCTGGATCCGCTGTTTGCCGGCTGCGGCTACGAAGGCGCGCCGGACGACGTGGGTACGCCCACGCTCTACAAGTACACCCAGGTTTTCCCGGGTACCGATTCGCTCACCTTCTACTGCGACATCGGCGGCGTACTGCACAAGTTCGTCGGCAGCCGCGGAACCGTGGAGTTCAACACCCAGAAGCGCAACTTCCCGCGGTTCAACTGGACCTTCATGGGCCTGTTCGTGCCGGTTGAAGCCAGCACCCTGGATGCCTCGACGGCCGACACCACGGCCTTCCTCAAGGCCCTGCCCTTCCGGGCCGCTCTGGTGGATGTCTCGCTGCATGGCAACACCGTTGCCTGCCACAGCCTGACCATCACCAGCGGCGAGAACACGGAGTTCTACGAGCACTCCGAATCGGAGTCGATCGAGATCACCGATCGGCAGAGCCGCTTCCAGATGCGCCTGGAAGAGCCCGATATCGACAACGACTTCGATATCTGGGCCCTGATCGAGGCCGAGTCGCTCGGTGCGCTTTCCTACATCCACGGCACCACGGCCGGCGAGATCATCGAGATCACCGCCGCCCAGGCCCAGCCCACGGCCCCCAGCAAGAACGAAGAGCAGGGCCGCACCGCGCTGGATGTGGAAGGCCCGCTGGTGGGCAACAGCACCAACGAATACAAGGCGGTCGATTTCATCTTCCGCTGATAGCTCAGCCGGCCCCGGCCGCGTGCCGGGGCCATTTCAACCCAAGAGAGACACCCCTGGAGGGACACCATGTTCAAAGCAGTATCCGAAAGACCGCCGGTCGAGCGGAAGGTCGTCATCTTCACCAAGAACGAAGACGGCAGCAAGAAACGCCGCGGTGAGCTCACGGTCAAGTACAAGGCCGTCACCACCGCCGACATCGACCGCATGATCGACGAGAACCTGCTGGCCAGCGAGGTCTTCGACGACGTCGTGCTCGAGGCGGGCCCGGTGGGCCACCCGACCAAGACCGACGAAGCCGGCGAGCCGGTACCCCTGCCCCCGGAAGAAGCGCTCGAAGCTGTGCGCAACGACTGGGAGGCCATGCAGTACGTCATCAACGAGTTCTGGGAGATCAACAGCGTCGACCCAAAATCGCGGACCTCCAAGCGGCGGCGCAGGCGTGGGTAGACGCCGTCTGTCCGGAGGGCGATGACGACGAGGATCTGATCTTCAGCGAGGCCGAGAAGCGCGACATGCGCCGAATGGGCCTCGCAGACGAGCAGATCCAGGAAATGGAAGACCGGCAAGCCGAGTTGCTTGCCGGCGACGAGGACGAGGCGGACGAGGACGAAGACGACGACCCGCGCCACCCCGTGCTCGAGGAAAACTGGGATGCCGCGCAGATCTTTCTGCGCGTGCACCTCGAACGCCAGGTTGATCAGGGCATCAGCGTCTACACCGGCGTGCGCACCGAGGAAATCGAGCGCTGGCTGGAGATTCAGGACATCGAGCCCCGGTACCGCCTGGAAGTCATCGACAGCGTGCAGGTCATGGTTCGCCACGCCTGCCCGGAACTGAACCGGCGCATCGCCGAGCAGGCGCGCCAGCAGATGGAGCAACAGCGCCAACAGGCGCGGCAGCGGGCCCCGTCCCGCGGGAGGAAACGATGAAGAAGCGAACCCTGATGATGTCCGTCCTGATCGGCGTCGCGGCCCTGGCCACCCTGGCCGGCTGCGGCACCACCAGCCTCAACCGTCAGGCCATGGCCGCCCACGACACGCAGTTGCGCGCCCTGCACCAGCAGGCCACCAGCTACCAGAGCGCCATTGCCGAGACCGCCTCGAGCTGCCAGGACGACATGTGCCGTGTAGCCGTCACCCTGGCCGGCGCCCTGGGGCGGCCGGATATGCGCGTGCAGGCGCCGCAGCTCCGCAGTCCGGGCGAGGAATTCGCGCGCGGCTTCGCGCCCATCGGCCACCTGCTCAACACCGGGCTGCAGGTCTGGGGCGCTGGCTGGCTGGTGGATCAGTCGGGCCAGAACATGGTTGACCTGGTCGGCTCGGTTGGCAGCGTGGTCGGCAATGTCCAGGGCCCCGTCGACAACAGCGTGACCGTCGGCGGCAACTACGGCGACACCGACAACGGCATCAGCGTGGGCGGCAACTACGGCGACACCCGGGGCGATGAAATCGGCCGCGACCAGATCGGCGGCGACCAGCGCATTGGCGACGACGTGCGCGGATCCTGCGTGGGCGATGCCTGCCGCAATTCAAGCCCCGGGCCGATCGACAACAGCGACAACAGCACCGACAACCCGCCGCCGGAACCCCCGGACGCCGGCGGCGGCTGACCGAATTGCGGGGTAGAGCAGTGGCAGCTCGGGTGGCTCATAACCACCAGGTCGCCGGTTCGAGTCCGGCCCCCGCTACCAATTTCGGCCGGCCCGTGTGTCCCAAGGCGGTCCGTCCCTCTTCCGCCTTCACGGGCCGGCCGAATTCCCCACGCAGTAGGAGCACGGCATGACTGAATACCTGGGCCTGACCCTGTTCAACATCCTCACCACCCTGTTCCTGGCCGTGCTGGCCGTCGCCGGCATGTTCTGGGCGCTGCGCCTGCGCGACCGCTTCGCCGGCATCGACTGGCCCAAGCTGCGCGGCAAGATCACCAGCACGCCGCAGGCGGCCGCCATCTACAGCGCCGCCTGGGTCATCGCCCTGGGGCTGATCCTCTCGGCCGCCATCCGATGAACCGCGAGGCGCGTCATTGGCTGAAGACGATCGGAGTGGCGCTGCTGCTCTGGGTGCTGGTAATGGGCCTGCTGTGGCTGGCCATCGGCCCGCGAACGGCCCACGCCCTGGGCACCGACCGTTACGATGCCGATATCCGCGCCGCCAGCCAGCAATGGCTGCCCGGCCACGACTGGCTGCGCTACCGCGCCCTGCTCTGGCAGGAAAGCCGGCTGGATCCGGACGCCAGCTCGCCGGCCGGCGCAGAGGGCATCGCGCAATTCATGCCCGGCACCTGGGCCACGGTGGCCAAGGCCATCGGCGCCGGTGGGCTATCGCCGCGCATGGCCCGGCCGGCGATCGATGCCGGCGCTTACTACCTTCAGACCCGGCTGCGAATCTGGACCGAGCCCCGGCCCAGGCTCGAGCGCCGCCGCCTGGCCGAAGCCTGCTACAACGCCGGCGCCGGCCACATCATCAATGCCCAGCGCCAGTGCCGCAGCTACGGCGTGCTCGAGTGCCGCGACTGGAGCCAGATCAAGCTGTTTCTGCCGGCCGTCACCGGCCGCCACGCGGCCGAAACGCTCAGCTACGTGGCCAGCATCGAGCACTGGCACCGGCTGTTCCGGGCCGGTTACTGATGATCGGCAAGGCCATCACGGGCAAGATGCTCATCGGCGTGGGCGTGGCCTTTGCCGGGCTGCTGGCCACCCTGGGCACGGTGAGCTGGAAGCTGCTCGACAGCCAGCGCGATCTGGGCAAGATCGACCAGCAGCTCACGCAGTGCGAATCGGCCAACCAGAACCAGACCCAAGAGCTCCGCAAGGTAAGCGCCCGGCTGACCGCCTGCACCGAAGAAGTGGCCATCAGCCAGCGCGCCGTGCAAGAGTACCTGCGCCAGCGCGACCGCTCCGAAGCCCGCCGCCGCGAGGCCCTGGACCAGGCCCGTCGCGACCGCCAGGCGCTGTACGAGCGGCAGCCCGAATGCGCCGAACTGGCCCAGCTCGAGCTGTGCAGCGACACGGATACCCGTATACGTGACCGGCTGGAGGCGCTGAAATCGGGCCCATGATGGCCCGATTGCTTCTCACGGCACTGCTGACACTGGTCCTGGCCGCCTGCGCAGGCGGCCGCGTCGTGACCGAAACCGAGACCATCCTCCAGCCCGTACCGGCCTGGAAGCCCATCCCCAGCGAGTACACCGAGCCGCTGACCATCCCCAGCGTTCCGCCCACGCCGCTGACCGTCGAAGACCTGATCGAACTGGTCGAGCAGCTCATGACCCTGGTGGAACAAGCCCAGGCCGACCGCGCCCACCTGCGCGCCCTGCAGCCGGCCGGCGAAGACAATGGCGGGTGAAACCACCTATCCCGTAACGATCGTCCTGCGCGCGGACGGCAAGGGCCTGCAAGGCACCCTGAAGCTGACCGCGCGTGAGGCGCGGCAGCTCGAGCGCACGCTGGACGACCTGGACGGCGGCGCCAAGCGCAGCGGCCAGTCGATGCGCACGGCCGGGCAGGAAGCCGAGCGTTTCGGCGCGCGGTCGCAAGCGGCCTCGACTCGCGCCCGCGATTCCCTGGGCCGCTTCATCGGCGCGCAGCAGCAGGCCGGCGTCGGCGCGGCTGACTTCCAGCAGCGATTGAACTCGGCCAGCCGGTCGGCCGCCGAGTTCGGCCGCTCGACCGCCAACGCCGGCAAGATGATGACCGTGGGGTTCACGCTCCCCATCGCCGCCGCCGGCGTGGCCGCCGCCAAGCTGGCCATCGACGCACAGGAAACCGCCAACAAGTTCAACGTGGTGTTCGGCCCGGCGGCTGCGCGCACCCGCGAAGAGCTCGAGGAACTCACGGCCACTATCCCGCTTACCCGGTCGCAGATGGAAGCCATGGCAGCCGGCATTCAGGACATGCTGGTGCCCATGGGGGTGGCGCGCGAGAGCGCGGCCGGCATGTCGGTGGACATGGTCAAGCTCGCCGGCGACCTGGCCAGCTTCAACAACGTGGGCACCGACCAGGTGCTCATGGCCATGCAGTCGGCCCTGGCCGGATCCAGCGAGCCCATGCGGCGCTTCGGCGTCGATACCCGCGTCACCCGCCTGGAACAGATCGCCCTGCAAGAGGGCCTGATCGGCGTCGGCGACGAGCTCAACAACACGGCGATGGCCCAAGCCACGCTGATCGCCATCACCCGCGACAGCACCGACGCCGTGGGCGACGCCGCCCGCACAGCCGACGACGCGGCCAACCAGATCCGGTTCCTGCAGGCGGACATCCGGCAGTTGGCTGAAGATCTTGGCCAGAACCTCGTGCCGGCCGTGCGCGAGATCGTTCCGGAGATCCGCGCCGCAGTTCAGTGGTTCGGTGAGCTGAATCCGGAAACACAACGAACTGCTATTCGGTTCGCTGCTGCGACGGCGGCATTTGGCCCCTTCCTCATCGTTCTCGGCACCACGGTTCGAGCAATCGGTTCACTGCTACCCCTGCTCGGCCGACTCTCCATCCTGATGGGGCCACAAGGCTTGATCGTCGGCGGCCTAGCCATCGTGACCGCTGCCTGGGTCAAGCATCGGATCGAGATTGAACGGCTTCGCCAACCGACCGACGAGGCCCGTGAGGCAATCGAACGGCTGCATGCGATAACTCAGGGCGACTTGGACGCCGGCGGGATCAAGGATTTCCGCGAGCAGATCAACACGCTAAATCAGGAAATCATGGCGGCAGAAGAGTCGCTTGAGCGCCTGATGGAATCGAGGATTCGCGCCAGCCAGATTGGCGGCATTCGTTCGGAGGTCGGGGACTTCGGTGCGGGGCAGGATGCCGCCCGCATGGTCGCTCTGCAGGAACGAATCGACCTGATGAAGCAGGAGCGAGAGGCTGCGCAAGCGCGCATGGCGATCGCGGAGCGTTGGCCGACAGTGGCTGAGCGCGTCGCCGTGGCTCAGGAATTCTGGAACCGCGTGACCGATGAAGGCCGAGAGGTCCTGGAGCGCTTCGGCATCGTGCTGCCTGAAGTCGAGGAAGAGGTCGAGAAGACAAATAAGACCATCGAGAAAGCCGGAGAGATCGCGCGAAAGTTTGACAAGTCGCTAAGTGGCTTGGTTGATCGCATCAACGAAGCCCGCGGACGCGCCGATTTCTACGCCGAGTCGATGATCAGCGTGGCCGAAGCGCTATTCCAGGCCGCCACGGGCATGGAGCGCTTCAACCGCGAGGCCAACAAGAACACCCGCCGCGGCGACCCGCAAGGCCTGCCGTTCGGCCTCGAAGGCGTCATGGAAGAACTCGAGGACATCTACGACCAGATGTCCGAGATCGCGGCGATCGAGTGGAACTTCGAAAACCTGATCGACTCGTTCCACCCGCTTGCCGGGCAGATGCGCCGGCTGCAAGACGACATCGCGCTCATCGATGAAGCGCTGAATAGGACCCTGATCAGCGAAGCCGAGGCAGGTTTCTTCAGGGTTGGTGCTACGGCCAACGCCGCATTCGACGCCATGAAAGCCGGCGTGGACCGCAGTTCGCAGGAATACCAGGAGCTGGAGCTGGCCCAGCAAGCGCTGAACGTCGCCCTGGGGATCGCTGCGATCCTGCAGCAGGGCATGGGCGACCCGTACACCGCGATCCCCCGCATGATCGCCATGGCCGCGATGGTGGCCCAACTCGTCGACGGCGTCGACAGCCTATCCGGCGGCGGAGGATCGGCGGCCAGCAGGCAGGAAGTCCAGGGCACGGGCAGCGTACTCGGCGACCCCAGCGCCAAGAGCGAGTCGATCGCCAACGCCACGGAAATCACTGCGGACGCCACCAGCGAGCTTGTCGGCATCTCCCGCGCCCAGCTCCGGGCGCTGCAACGTCTTCAGGACGGCATTTCTGGCGCGGCCGGGCTTGTGGCCCGCGGTGCCGGCGACCTGGACCTCTCCAGCGTCGATGTGGGAATGAGCGGCCTGGAGAGCGCCTTCAAAAACTTCGATCCGCTCGGCTACGCCATCGACAGCTTCGTGGGCGGGCTGTTCGGATTTGGCAAGACGAAGGTAATGGACCAGGGCATCAAGCTGCTCGGCGGCACCATCACGGAGCTGACCCAGGGCGCGGTCGCTCAGGCCTACGGCGACCTGAAGCGCAAGAGCCTGTTTGGCAGCAAGCGCAAGACCGTCACCGAGGACCTGGACGAGGCGTTCAACGACCAGATCAACCTGATCTTCGGCTCGATGATCGACGCCGTGTCTGCCGCCGGCGAAGCGCTGGGCATTCCGCTCGAACAGATCCAGGCGCGCATCGACCGGTTCAAGGTCGAGGCGCAGGAAATCAGCCTGAAGGACCTCTCTGCCGAAGAAGCACAGGCCGAGCTCGAGGCCGTATTCAGCCGGATCTTCGACGACCTGGCCACCCAGGTCATCCCCTTCCTGGGCCAGTTCCAGCAGGTCGGCGAAGGCATGGGCGAAACCATGGTGCGCGTGGCCACCAGCGTGCAGGTCACCGAAGAAGCCGTGCACCGGCTGGGCCTGTCCATCGGCGAGCTGGATCCGGAGCACATGGCCCAGGTCAGCGTGGGCCTGGTCGAAGCCGCCGGCGGCATCGAGCAATTCATCACGCAGATGGAGAGCTTCGTCGACAAGTTCGCGCCGGAAGCTCACCAGTTCGAAATCGCCCAGTCCGACATGACCCGGGCGCTGGGGCAACTGGGCCTGCAGGTACCGGCCACGCGCCAGGGCATGTGGGAGCTGATGCAATCCCTGGACGCAACGACCGAGTCCGGCCGCCGCCAGATCGCCACGCTGCTCGAACTGACCGACGCCGCCGATGCTTTCTACAGCCGCCTGGAAGCCATCCAGCAAGAGCGTGAGGGCCTGGAACAGCGCCTGCTGCAACTCCAGGGCGACACGGCTGCCTTGCGGGCCATCGAGCTTGAATCCCTAGACGAGTCCAACCGATCGCTTCAGAAGCGCATCTGGGCGCTGGAAGACGAACAGGCCGTGCAGGAGATCCTCGGCCAGGTCCTGGCCGACATGCGCGGCATGGAATGGTCGCCGCTGCGCCAGGAGCTCTACCGCATCACGCAGGCCACGCTGGATGCCACCGCGGCCGTGCGTGCGCGCGGCGGCAGCGAAGAGGAATACGCGCTGATCCAGCGACGCTACACCATGCAGACGCAAGCCCTGGCCGGCGAGCTGCGCGCCAGCCTCGCCGACATGCGCGACCAGCTCTTCGGCGGCGGCAGCAACAGCATCAGCTCGAGCATGCAGTCGACGGCCAGCTCGATCAGCAGCTCCATGGGCGAGATCCAGCGCAGCATGATCGACGCTATCGCCGGCGTGCAGGAATGGCTCGACAGCAGCCTGCTGGGTAACAACAGCCCGCTGCTGCCCCAGGAACAGCTCGACGCCGCCGGCAACCAGTTCTGGAACGCGATCGACGCCGCACGGGGCGGTGATGCCGAAGCCGCCAGCAACCTGCCCGGCCTGGCGGACCAGTTCCTGAGCCAGGCTGGCAGCTGGTGGGGCACTTCGACGGCGGAGTACCAGGAAATATGGCAGATGGTCCGCGACGCGATGCAGGGCGTCGCGGACATGGACGTGGCCCAGGAAAACGCCGCGCCCACCTACGGCCAGACGCAGTCCATCGTCGACGCCACCCAGAGCACGGAAATGACCGCGCTCGAGCAGGCGCGGCTGGCCGGGCGCATGGTCGACGAGCTGGGCGTTCTGTCGCGGCTCAGCGGCAAGACGCCGGCGGCGCTGGCCGAGGAACTGGATATCCCGCTCGGCGACCTGATGGAGGCCGTCACCGGCGAAATGCCCACCGCGACTGGCAAGGCCCTGCGCACCGAGTTCAACGACTTCATCGCAGACGCCGATGCGCAGCTCTCTACCCTGGGCCGTATCGAGACCGTGCTGACCGATATCCGCACCGAATTGCTTGGTGTGGACTGGGAGGCCCTGAAGCCGCCCGGCCGCACGGATATCCCGGGCGACCAGGGCAATGAACCGGTCGGCAAGGCCGCAGGCGGCTGGTCGAGCGGCATCGTCAATACCGGCGAGCTGGGCCCCGAGCTGATCCTGCCGCACGACGTGTCCACCTTCTTCCAGCGCAACGGCGTACCGGTCAACAGCGGCAGCGACCCGCAAACCCGCGCCCTGCTCGCCAAGATGGAACAACGTCTGGCTCGCATGGAAGAGCAAGACCGCATCCTCGTCAGCGAGCTCATCAAGGCCGTTCGCGAAGGCGACGGGCTCACGAACCAGCAGCTCGAGGAACTCGTGCAGTACGAACAGCGCAAGGCCCGCGGCGGCCGCGGCAACGGTAGGGCCCGCGTATGAGCGAAATCATCACCGGCCTGCTCGGTCAGATCAGCGACGGCGAGCGCGTGCGCACCTACCTGCTGACCACCGCGCCGTACCACGACCCCGCCCTGGCCAGCCTGATCGAGTACGGCACGGCCCTGGCCGTCATCCCCGAGAACGCCGGCATGTCGGTCGGCGAGGAAGTCGAGTTCCAGCCCCAGGGCGGCAGCAGCAACGTCTCCATCAGCCAGATTCCGCTGATCAACACCGAAGGGGAATTCGACGACTGGGGCCGCTGGATCCTCGCCGGCCTGGAATGGACCTGGGGCCGCGGCTACGCTGACCAGCCCTGGGAAAACTGGTTCAAGGCCTATTTCAAGGGCGCCGGGAAGCCCGAGTTCCGCGGCCGAGAGCGCGTCATGATCACCCTGCGCAACTGGTTCGACTACATGAGCCAGCCCGTCGCCCGCCAGGTGTTCAGCGAAGACGACGTCAGCAACACCCGGCTCATCAACACCACCGTGCCGCTGGTTTTCGGCAGCGCGTACCAGGTCAAGCCGCTCGTCACCGAGCCGCAAATCCAGCGCTACGCCGTGGCCGCTAACGCCAACGACATCCCGGCCGTGCAAGAGGGCGGGAACCCGGCGACGCCTGTCTACGAGCCCGTGCCGCTGGGATTCCAGCTATTCCAGAGCCCATCACTCGAGCTGACATGCGACGTCACAGGTCCAGCGCTCGAAGGATGGGAAGAAAATGATGTGCTGAGCGGCGTAGGCGATTTTGAAGACTGGGCAAGTGGGCTGCCCGACGGCTGGGACGTGACGGAAGACGCGCCCTACGCAGTGATCAGTGAGACGGTCGACGGCTACGCCAAAGTCGAAAACACCGCCAAAATCGACGGGGACACGGGTTGGATTACCGGCACGACCTACGCCGCTGGCGAGAATTATTTGGGGCCAGACGCCACGCCGGTTCCAGACACCGACACGCTGGCCGATGTCGTCTCCGCCAACGACACCCGGTACGCACGGATGACGGGCCCCGGACTGTATACCGTGCTCAAACTGACGGGAAGCGGATTCGATTTCGGGCTCAGCGATACGGTCGAGCCAGTGGGTTTGGAGGCCCGCGTGGTGATCGAAACCGCCGGAGGCGGCGGGCCACAAATCCACACGCTCGGCATCCGCTATCCCGACGGGTTTGTGCGAGGCTTCGCGAGCAAGGAGATCATTCCGGGCACCAAAACGACGCTGGATTTTGGCTCGAGCACCTATTTGCCGGTTCGGCTAACCCGCGCGATCCTTGAGGACCCGGGCTTCGAGGTATTCCTGCATGTGCGAAACAGCGACCCCACGCCCTCCGGTGCACTCGATATTCGCGTCTACCAGATTGCGCTCAAAGTCCACTACGGCACAGTCGTCGACCGGCTGCGACTGACCACCAAATCAGACGTGATGACCGTGGGCAATTCTTACCTTCTGCGAATCACCACAGAAGGCGGCAGCGGCGATTCAATCAAGGGCTATTGGGGAAGCGTGTCGGCACACTCGGACGATATCCCGTCGAGCGACAACCCCTATGCCCAGACCAGCGCGCAACTGGAGAGTGCGGATGTCCACGAATTTCGCATCGTCGCCACCGGCAAGCGCTTTGCCATCGAGTTCGACCGTGGAGACGGAAACGGCGAACAGGTCATCAGCAGCATTCAGCTCATCGACAAATCCGCCAGCCGCGAGCGCTTCAAGGAGCTGCAGCGCTACATCCACGAGCTGTTCGGGCAGGATCCCGACGAAGTCTGCGACAACACCGCCCTCGAACTCGTCCAAACCCAGGCCGGCAACCCGCGCCTCGGCTGGTACGTGGACGACCAGACGACAGCCGAGCAGCTCAGCACCCTGCTGGCCCACAGCTTAGGAGCCGCCGCCTGGGGCGGCCTCGACAAAAAGTGGACCGCCGGCCAAATGCGCGTGCCGCAACAACCAGACGGCGAATACCTAAGCGTAGTCGGATCCTTCGGCCCCCGCAGCGCCTACCCCGACACAGGCGAAGACCTGCGCGACCGCGTCCATGCCGCCCGCAACGTCCACCCACTGCGCGACAGCGAGACCGCCAACGTCACAACCACATGGCCCGAAGACCAGCGCCAGCTCGTCCTCGATAAGTGGCGCATCACCGAAAAAGCCGACTGGAGCAACCTGGTCGGATTCCCGACGCTCACCGTCACCGGCATCGACCCGGCCACCGGCGACACGGCGGGCGGCACCACCGTAACCATCACCGGCACAGGCTTCGAAGCCGGCGCGACAGTCACAATCGGCGGCAACGCGGCAACCAACGTCGCCGTGGTCAGCAGCACCGAAATCACCTGCGACACCCCTGCCAGCGACGGTGGTGCGACGGGGGCTGTTGCTGTAGTCGTGACGGTAGGGGGCCAGAGCGTGAGCCTCGCTAACGGATTTGATTACTCCAGCCTCTGGACGCCAGAAAGCGACTCTGGCCTGGTGCTGTGGCAGAAAATCTCCGATGCCAGCAGCATTCTCCTCGATGGATCTGGGAACATCGAGCAAATCGGCGACAAGAGCGGAAACGCCTACGACGCGACACAGTCCAACGCATCCAAGCGCCCCGCAACCGGCACGATCAACGGGCTCACATGCGCTGTGCTCGACGGGTCGAGCACAGCACTGACTGGGTCAACGATCGGCGTGGGCTCGGGCAGTTTCGCGGTATTCGAGGTGGTTGCTCACGAGGCAGATTCCGCATCCAGCACCTACAGGGGATCGTTCCAGCTCGGCGAGTACGATTCGGGATTCGTCATCACCTACTACCCGCAGTCCAACCGCCAGCGGTTGGATCTCTTCAATAACGGCGCGATCATCAATACGGCGAATGGTTCTTTCCCAAACACTGGTTGGGGGCCGTCGATAATCGGGGTCGTGAAAAAGCTGGACACCGAGTTGGCTGTTTACAAAGACGCCACTGAATTGGTATTGGACACCAGCGCAGCTGCTACCGCGGCGCTTACGAACGAAGACGGTTTCACCGTCGGCTACCAATCTGGCGTAGCGGCCAACTACTGGAAGGGAAAGTTCGGCGAGCGCGTCGTCACGACGGACTTGAGCCAGGGGAATATCGACAAGATTTGGGGATACCTCGCCCACGAGTGGGGGCTTGAATCACAGTTGCCATCTGGCCACCCTTACAAGAATTCGCCGCCATGACTGTAAAGAGCGACATCTATAACGCGCTGTTGGCCTACTGGGATTTTGACGGCGGGGATCCAGCGCAGACGCTTGTCGATAGATCAGGCAACGTTGATCTCCCTTTTGCCGGAAACAGCCCTGAGAATTTCTCGCTGATAGCGGGCATTAATGGGCTGGCAGGATCGTTTTCCGGCGACAGCTCGGGGTTCGAAAAAAACGGCATCGGCGACTACTTTGACTTTCGCAATCGGTCATTTTTCATTTCGACCTGGTATTACGGTGGGTCGTCGGCTGTAGGCCGATGGGTCCACTTTACCGATCAGCCTGGAACAGATGACCAGGTTAGGTTGGGCGTGTCTTCTGGTGAAATTGGGTTCTGGATAAACGGGTCCATCGTCCACCAACTCAACGAGCCGATCAAGGCGACGGCGGGATGGCATCACGTTCTCGTTGGCGTCGAGTCGGGCGTGAAGCGAGTTCTCTATCACGACGGGGTCCTGGCCCAGTCGAGCACCTCTGGTTCTGCAGGCTACGACGCAAACTACGGCAGGGTAGAGATTTCGGGAGGCAGCAGCACATCAGAGTCCCAACAACCCCTAGACGAAATCCTGGTCGCGGAACTTGCCCCGACCGACGAGATCGCCGAATGGCTCTACAACGACGGCGCCGGCCGTGGCTGGTGGGACATCGCGCCGATACCTGAAGACGAAGAGGTATTCCAAGCCAGCTTCGAAGACGTCTCCGGCCGCGACCCGCTGCCCACGGCCCTGCTCGAACGCACCCCGGCCCGCCAGCTCGCCAACCACCTCGTCAACGTCTACCGCTACCCGCCGTACCGCGTGACCAAGCGCCTGCCCGTGACGCCGGAGCAATACCCGCTGACCAAGCCCACGAAGATGATGTGGCACCAGGACGCCATGGACCCGCTCTTCTTCATGGGCCGCTGGGCGCAGATCCAGGGCCGGCGCTTCACCGACAACCCGCTCGAAGTCGAATTCGACCTGCGCATCAGCGACCACGCCGAATCGTTCGAGAAATCGTCATGACCATCGACCCGCGCGCCATCCTCGCCTACGACAACCGCTTCCACACTCGCGGCACCAAGCCGGCCACCTTCACCGGCACGGCCGGCACCTGGGCCAGCGCTCAGCCGCTGGGCAACCTCGGCCGCCAGCAACTCAGCCTGTTCGCCGCCTTCGAAGGCACCGACGCCACCCTCGACTGCGCGGCCGTCGACAGCGAGGAGGCGGCGGAGACCTTCAGCGCCGACGTGCTGGCCCTGCTCGGCCACACTCTCGAACCCGGCACCCTGGTGGAATTCCTCAACGGATCCGACCTGCTCGCCGCCGCCACCTGGCGCCCCGTATTCGGCAACCCGCCGCACCTGGTGGTGCCGCTGCCCGAAGCCGTCAGCCTGGATACGCTCACCGTGCGCCTGTCCAACGCCGGCGCCGGCGGCCGCATCGGTGCCGTGTGGGCCAGCCCCAGCCTGCGCTTCCTACTCGACCGCGGCTGGGGCATAACCGGCTTCGACACCGGCAGCATCCAGCGCAGCGCCGGCCAAGTGCCATGGTCCAGCCCCGGCCACACCGGCTACACCCTGCCGATATCGTTCCGCGCCCGCCGCGTCGACCTGAGCCACGGCCTGCACCTGCCCGGCGCGGCCGTCGCCATCCCCACCACCTGGGACACCAACAACACCGCCTCGAGCACCGGCAACGAGTACACCGTCACCGCCACCAACGGCACCCTGCTGGAAAAGGCCGGCGTGTTCACCGCCGGCAAGCACTACGAACTGGAACTGGAAGTGAGCTACGACGCGGGCAACGCCGGCATTCCCGCCGTCGAAATCGGAACCGGCAACCAGTGGGCCCTGCAGCCCGGCCGCAACCAGATCGTCGCCACCCCCGACGACGGCAGCGACACCGCGCTCAAGATCCTCACCGCCAGCGCCACCAACTACAGCGGCACCGTCGAGCTGGTGTCGATACGAGAATGCAGCGCCCCCCGCGAGATCAACGCCAAGCAAGTCATCGAAACAGCCGCCAGCACCGAGCCCGTCCTGTGGCTCCCCCGAACCGGCCAGGCCTGGCACCAGGTGGCCGCCACCTACGGCCAACTCCGCCCTGGCGCCAGCGTCACCCACATCAACGGGCCCATTCACGACGTGCGGATGGAAATCAGGCAGGCGTTGTAGTTAGCCGCTACGCCGTGTCCGATCTCACAGCGGTGGCGCAGCAAGCCTCTGGTAGTAGTATTCTCGAGGCAGCTTCAGCAAGTCTGCTTCTGGCTGAAGTCTGGATGTGGTTGTGTACATTGCATCATCCATCCTGCCGTCGTTGAACCTGAGGTGATAGTAGTAGACGGTCGCAATGTGCAGTGCGGTTAGTGCTGATAAGACATTTCCCAAATTTGCATCTGCAAAGTGCTCGCTACGTCGATGCTTTACGTCTTGATGCTGCCGCCACCATTCCGGGTTCTCACCAGATCCCCAAGGTTTCCAAGGGGCCATAATGATATCGTATCGAGGAATAGCGCAGGTTTCATGGATGAGCCGAGGGCACTTCTCGGAGATAGTTTCTCTATATCCATCGATGTTTTCAGGCCTTGCTCGATCGCTAAGAGATTGACACAAAAGCTTGAGGACGACATCGATCTCAGAGCAGGTGGCCAAGTACAAGTGGGCGAATTCAATTGAGTATGTGGACAGATTTCCTTCTGCAGGCTCAACATATCGCGCAATCTTCGCCATATCCTCTTCAAGGGCCAAGTAGTAATTCCAGTGAACATACATAATCTAACCCTCCAAGAAAACGGCCCGAAAGTCGGTTCACAAAGCTACCCGGGGGCGAGAGAGCCGGGAAGCGCACACCAGGGACTATCGGGCCGATGCAGGATCCATTGTGCACACCCCGGCGCGGCCCTGCATCAGAGAACCGCGCGGGGTGGTGTAGGAAATGAGCTACCTACCAGCCGCAAGAGTCTCGAAGCGGCTCAACGGCTTCGCTGAGGCCGCGTAGATCAAAGCTGGCCATTACCGGGCTTTCGTTGTAAGGAGTGACCTGATAGAGCACCTTGTCATGTTCCATTAGGGTCTTCACGTAGTCGATCTTGTTTCCCCTACGAAATACCGCCTTGTTGTCGGTGGAGTTGTTCCAGGCGGTGGTGGTCGCGTCTTGCTTATCGAGTCTTTCCAGAACCCTTGTTGAATCCAGCCCCAAGTAGACGCCCCAGGCTATGAACACCTCGGTGGTGTTCTCTTTGCAGCGAATGAAGAGTACCGGCTTGACCGGACGACCGATGGAGTTCCTGATGGCGCTCTCAGACTCAACTGTCAGGAACACATTCCTGCTGTCGTCGATGGGAGATACCTCGACTTCCACATTCCATCGCCCAACCTCACTCGCCGACGAAGCGGGTTCCGCGACCCCCATGGATTCGGCCAATTCGTCGTAGCAGGTAAGCCGTTGAGCATCTCCGGAAATAGCCGCGCAGCGAGCCACATCCCGCTGAGCATCCGCATGCGAGACCGTCGAAACCGCCAACACCAACCCCAAAATCATAAATCTAATCATGATTACCCTCCTATCTTCCCTGACTGTCGACTACGCACTTCCGATATGCCATATCGGCGAAGTTTCGAACTGATTCTTTGGCAACCGAGTCGCTGTTGTACCGAGGGTGCTCGAAGGCCATACCAACAAGGTCGGCCAGTAATCTGCCATCCGAATCGTCAGCCTCAACCATTTCCATCATCTGAGACATCGGCAATCCAGCCTGTCGAGACCGCATGATCTCTGCAGCAGCAGTCTCAACCTGGGCGCACCAATCACGCCAGTCGACTCCATCTCCTGCTTCATTCGAAGACGCCTGGCCGCAACCGGCTATTGCGAAAGCCACCATCGCTAGAACCGAAGCTTTTCTCATGCTCGTGCCCCCTGCTGCTGCTCAAATTCATCTTCAAACGCCGATTCATAACGACACAGACAAAATCCCGTCTGATGGTCCTCGTAGCCCGTGCATTTGCAGCCAGCTACTGGCAAATGCGGGGCACTTTCTTCGACTTCAATCGGGAAAATCTTACCGTCTAGCTCCCTACATACGTGGCAGGATTCTCCTGCTCGACCGGACGCCTTTATCGTCACGTAACCCGTGTCTTGGAACTTGCACTGCTGGAGGGCGTGGTTATGCAGCGCCCGGATACAAGTCCGGTAGTTGGAATCTTCTTTCGAAGCAACCCACGCAGATTGAAGTGCCTCCATCGTTTTTTGGTGGTGGAACTGAATACGAACACTGCGTTCTCTCCAATCATCTTCATAGCCCATCGGATCCATCCTCCCTACCGCCCAGGCGGATCATCTTGTAGTGACTCTAGAAACGTAGGGTCTGGGCTCCAAGCATCCCAAAAATCGGCAATCGTGCAAGCCGCCGGTACCGTCATGCCGCCCTGAAACACCAGTTCCTGTAGCAACAGCGACCACTCCTTTGGCATTACCGACACTTCCAGTCGGCTTCTCAGTTCCCCGAGCTGCTCCGGCTTCGTCGGTATATATGCGGCGGCCTCGTCCCTGACTCCTTCCGGTTCCACCTGCGCCGCCAGGTCGTGATTGCCGGTTTCCTCGAGCCACAACCGCATCAGCTCGCCGAAATCCGCCTGGGTGGCCTTTGCAAAATCGACGAGGAAATCCGCGCTGGGCGGCGACTCGCCATTTTCGTAAGCGGTGATGCTTCGCGCGCCCCACCCAGTGGCCTTCGCCAGGCTGTCCCTAGACGAAAACCCCGCTTTCTTGCGCTCAATCTTGAGCATTTCGCGCAATTCTGTGCCCGATTCGCTCACGAACACGCACCCCAATTCCACATCACCCCTTGACATGGGCATTTGAGTGCCTGTATCGTGCAGCTCATTGCTTGATTTATCCATTTCTACATCATCAAAGCTGATTACAACATGGATACCGACCGCCGGCCAGTTCAGTTGGGCACTCACATCGATGCTGAGTTGTTTCGTGCCCTGAAAATCCAGGCAGCCTCCACAGGCTGCACGATGCGCGAGGTTCTGGAGCGCGCTCTCCGTGCCCACCTTGCGCAAAAGACTGCCGGTTCAGGCAGTCAGGTGCCAGTGAAAAAGGCGGGGTAATCCACGATGCTGGTTCAGACAAGCGTTTATGCGGGCGCCCCGGTCAAAGTGCCCTTTACCACCATGCTGGACCCGGCGCTACACAACCGCGTCAAGGTATTCGCCGCTAAGCGCCGGCTGAGCATGCGGGATTTCGTCGAGAACGCCTGTCGCCAGCTTCTGAAATCTGAAGGGGAGACCTGCCCCCAGGTTTCCGACAAGGAATTCGCCCGCATCCGGGAGCGGATGCGGGACCCAGAATTCCCGCTTCATCTTGCTCTGCTGATCGTGGAGTTGCTTGCTCGGGGCCAACTCGCCCTGTCCGGCGCCGATTTGATCCTCGACGTTTGGGACGAATACCAGACGTTTGAACAGTTCTGTCTTCGTCCAGAGCAGGGGGAGGGCTGACCATGTTCGACGCCCTAGCAATGGCCATCTACCGCACCGTGCACGACTGGCGCCCGGCCGATCCGGCGCAGCCGCGCGGCGCGGTGGGCCTGGCCCCGCTGGTGGGCATGCGCCCCGGCACGCTTTCGAACAAGGCCGACCCGGCGCACGACAGCGAGCTGACGCTGCGCGAGGCCATTCCGGTGATGCGCACGGCCGGCGACTTCCAGATCCTCGCCGCCCTGGCGGCCGACGTGGGCCACGGAATCATCCCCCTGGGCGAGTTCAGCAAAACCCACGACCTGGAACTGCTGGACCTCTACGCCAAGCACCACGCCGAAATCGGCGAAACCGCGGCCGCCATCCGCGAGGCGCTGGCCGCACCCAATGGACGAATCAGCCGCAAGGCCGTGCGCCAGGTGCGGCGCGAGCTAATCGAGGACGCCCAAACCGGCCTCGAATTCCTGTCCAGGCTCGAAGCCCTGGCCGAAGACGACGAGTAGGAGGGACACCATGCTCTTTTTCGCACGACTGTTCATCATCGCGACGGCCTCGGCCTTGCTGGCTGGCTGTTGGGTACCGCCAGAAGTGGAAAACCAGTTGACGACCGCCCGCGTGGAATGCGTCGACTTCCGCGACGGCCAACGATTCACCGTGAAAGCGGAGAACTTCAACATCGTCCGGAGCTCCGGCTACCAGATCAGGATCGAGGCGATCGACACCGACGGCTATCGCCGCACGCTGTTCTTCCCGAGTCAACACACCCGGTGCATTGGCCTGACCGAAGGCCATGCGGCACAGCCCCTGGAGCTGACGGAATGAGCGCGCTGGCCGTCATTTCTCTGATCGCCGCAGGCGCCGCACTGTGCGCGCTGATCGGCCTGGCCGTGGACGCCGGCGCGAACCGCCGCACGGCACGCCGCCACCAGGCCAGCCGCCGGCAACACCAGCCGCGCCCCTGCCCGGCCCTGCGCCGCGCCGAAAAACTGTGGCCCGAAGACAGCCAGATCGACGGCTGGGAGCTGGGCCGCTCATGAGCGCCGTAGCCGCCATCAAGCGCGCCGACCGCGTCCAGATGCTGACCTGCGCGGATCCGGTGGCGCCCCATCGCCGCCGACGCGTGTGGCTGGAAATCGGCTGCGCGCTGTCGGTGGGCCAGCTTCTGATCTTGCTGATTCGCGATGACCGCGAACTGTGGCTGGACCTGTACCTGACGGACGGCCGCCCGCAATGCGCCGTCCCACTACAGCCAATGCGCCCCGGGTGCATGGCGCCGCATCACCTGGTTATTCCGCGAGCCGTCCGGCTCGACCACTTAGACCGCCCAGCAGCCTGCCTGATCGAGGTCCAGTACCACGGCACGGGCCTGCCCTGCTGGCGCAGAAACCCACTCGCAATGGAGGGACACCATGCGAAACCGAATCACGCACCGGAAGGTGTTTGACCGCTACATGACCGAGAGCGAGGAAAAGAAGTTGTTCGCCCACTTGAAGCGCCTGCGCTGCCCCTGGGCGCGGCGTGACCTGGCCTGGATGCGCGTGCTTCGGCACACCGGTATCCGCGTCGGCGCGCTGATCCGCATGACCGTGCGCGATGCGCGCGAGAGCTTGGCCAGCGGCTATATGACCATCGACGGCGAGAAGGCCAAGGGCGGCCACGGCTACGAGGTTTACCTGACCAACCCGGCGCGCTACGCCATCCAGTCGCTGCTGGGCATTCGCCGCGAGCTGGGCCGGCCGATGTATCCGGACAGCCCGCTGGTGGTCAACCGCCAGGGCGGCTTCGTTTCCGACCGCTTGCTGCAGATCCGCATGAAGAACTGGTGCCGGGCCGCCGGCCTGCAGATCGAGGCCACGCCGCACTGGTGGCGCCACACCTTCGCCAAGCGGATCATGCGCCGCTCCACGGCCCAGGACCCCAAGGCGATCGCCCGCCTGGCCCTGGGCCACAAGGACGGCCGCAGCACCGACATCTACACCCTCCCCGACCGCGAAGACATCGAGCAAGCGCTCCGGGAGGCGTCGTGACCGACTCGACCAACAGCATCAGAACGATCACGCTCGAGCAACTGCGCGACGAGCTGAAAGCCCAGGGCCATGAACGCCTCGAGGACTGCACGGTCCGCTGCCCGCGATGCGGCACCCTGCAGAGCGCTCAGGACCTGATCAACGCCGGCCAGGGCGAATCCTTCGAGGATGTGGCGCACATCTGGGGCTTTTCCTGCATCGGGCGCTACGTCGACGGCAAGGGCTGCGACTGGACGCTGGGCGGGCTGTTCCAGATCCACGAGCTGGAGATCCTCCAGCCCGATGGCGGACGCCGGCCGTGCTTCGTTCCAGCGACGGAGGGAGCGTCGTCATGAAGCTCGGTATTGCTATTGGCCTCATCTACGCCTTCCTTGGCATGCGGCTGCTGATGTTCATCGACGACAGCGGCTGCAACGACATCATGCGCTGGGCGGGCAACTCCGAGGGCCGGACGTGGCTCGCCCTTTTCGCCTGGCCGCTGGTCCTGATTCTCACACTCCTGATCTGGATCAGCGGCCAGGCCCTGCGCCGGCGTGTTCGCCGGCAACGGAGGTTCAACCCATGAGCAAGCAACTGGAAGGGCTCAACGAAGCCCAGTGGGCGGCCCTGTGCCGGCGCGTTGAAGGCGGCATGGCAACGCAGCGAGACGCCCGCCTGGTGGAGCACGTGGGCCTGATGCCCCAGGCCATCCGAATCCGCCAGGGCCTGGCCACCCGCACCGACGCGGTGCTGGTGCACCTGCAGATCCAGATCAAGCTCAACGGCGAGCTGCTCGAGCAGGCGGCGCGCCAGGAGCTGCAGGGGGTGCTGGCGATATGAGCATGGAAGCGACCAACGAAACGGTCAGGCTGCTCGACCAGGGCGTGATCATCATGAACGCCCTGCTGGTCCTGAAAGACCCCGAGCGCTACAAGCCCCGCACTGCCACTGGCGTCTGGCTGGTGCTGGAAACGCCCGAGGGCGAACTGTGTTGGGAGTTGGGCGAGTGGCGGAACGGCGATCAGCCCTGGGAAGCCGGCTGGTACCTGGTCGGAACGGAAACCCCGATCGCCGAGCAGGACTACACCGTGCGCTACTGGGCCGACGAGCCGGGACTGGATCCCCTGGCAAAGGCGGTGGCGCCATGAAGCAGTTCAACTGCAACTGGCCGGCGCCGGTGAAGGTTTCCCGCGGCGATCCGATCGAGAAGGGCATGGTCAACCTCAGCGAGCTGCCGCCCGAGGAACGCCGGCGCGCCTTCGATCGCATGAAAGACCAGCAGCCGGAGCTGGCCAGCTTCGTCGAGCGCATGGGTATCGAGTTCGGCCGCCTCGAGCTGCACGTGGACAAGGAAACCGCGGACCAGGTGGGGGTGAACCGTGACGCCGGCTGACCTCTACAACCGAAACACCGCCGTGGCCATCGACGTACTGATTCGCCGCATGGATCCGCAGATCGCCCGGCGCAAGTACCGCATCGGCCGCAGCACCTTCCAGGTCGTTCTGATCCACCTGGCCCACTGCGCGCTCGGCGCGGAGTACCGCCACCTGGAACAGATGCGCGAGCTGGTCAGCGACCGCCTGGCCGATGAGTGTCTTCACCCGGAACCAGCGAAACGGCCCTGCCGAATCGCAGCCAGCGGCACCGGATAACCCGCACCCATAGCGATGCCGCGCGCAGCCCAACAAACCGGCCTGCCGCCAGTACAGCTATCGCTGCTGGGTGACGACTACATCCGCCAGGTATGGCGGGTGCACAAGAACAGCCTGCCGGGCTACACGCTGCGGCAGGCCCTGGAACACGAATGGTACGGCCGCCTGCTCAGATGCCACGCGGCGTGCCTGGAACGACAGAACGCAAGAGGGCGAAGACGATGATCAAGACACCAACGGAGGCCTACCCGCTGACCTGGCCCGAGGGCTTCCCCAGGACGCCGGCCAACAAGCGCGAGCGCGCCAGATTTGGCCGCAAGGGCAGCAGCTTCGGCGTCAGCCGCCTGACGGTCAACCAGGCGATTCTTCGGCTGAAGGGCGAGGTCCAGGCCTTTACTCGAGTCGGCCACGACTGGCGCATCGATCCCGAGCTCGTGGTGGTCAGCACAAACGTCCGCACCCGCAACGACGGGCTGCCCTACAGCAACGCCCGCGAGCCCGAGGATTCCGGCGTCGCCGTCTACCTCGAGCTCGACGGCGAGCCGCACGTTTTCCCCTGCGATCGCTGGGACCGCGTAGCCGACAACATCGCCGCGATCGCCGCCCACCTGGGCGCCATGCGCGGCATGGAACGCTGGGGCGTGGGCGACCTGCGCCGCGTGTTTGCCGGCTTCGCCGCCCTGCCGCCCGGCACCGGCGAAAGCTACGGCCACGTCGACCACTGGTGGGACACCCTGGGCGTCCAACCCGACGCCCGCCGCCCCGAGATCGAAGCCGCCTACCGCCGCCTGCGCAGCCAGCACCACCCTGACCGCGGCGGCGATCCCGAGAAGTTCGACAAGGTCCGACGCGCGTTCGAACAGGCGCGGAGGGGGTGGCGGTGAACCGGTCCAGAGCTGACCAGTCCCTGGTTAACGCGCAGGTTTCGGTCAACCGCGCCGTGTTCGAAATGAACCGACAGCACAACGGCGAAAAGCCGCGGCCCGATTACATCGTCGACTGCATCGATGCTGCCGAATCTGAACTGGCAGAAGCCCGACGCTACTACCAACTGCAAGCCGGGAAGGTGAAGTCATGAGCGAGATTCTGACGATAGTCGCCCTCTGCACGATCTTCGGTTACGGCTTTTTCCTGGGCTGGTGGGCGCGTGGGAAGTGCTTGTCTCGCCTGGAGCGATTCAATGAGGCGCTGCTCAAGCTCGATCGCGGCGAGATCAAGATCACGATCGACGAGACGAGGAAGAGCCTATGACCTGGCTATGGATTGCCCTGGCATTCGCAATCGGCGTTGTCGTCGGCTTCGGCTTCGTGATCGTGACGCTGGCCAAAGCCCTCGCCGAATACCTACCCATCATCAAGGCGCTCCAGGAAGACCTGGAAGCCCTGGCCGACATGGCGGAGGAAATGGATGACCGACTTTGAGCTGTCGTCGGGCGTGGTCCCGATCGAGAAACAGATTCAGTGCGTGGCGCGCGAAATCAAGATGCGCGAGCGCTGCTACCCCCGCTGGGTCCGCCAGGGCCGCATGAAGGAGGCCGAGGCGCAGCGCGAGCTCGAGCGCATGCGCGCGGTGCTGCACACGCTGCAGGAGGTGGCCGGCCGATGAACCTCGAGCAGATCAAGGAAGCGATCGACCTGCACGAGCTGGCCCAGCGCCTGGGCTGGGAGCGGCCGCACAGCCGCGGCAACTATCGCAGCCCGCACCATCCGGACAAGAACCCGTCAATCTCGATCTTCAACGACGGCAAGCGCTTCAAGGACCACAGCAGCGGCGCGGCCGGTACCTGCATCGATGCGGTGATGTTCCACTTCGGCTACAACGAGGTGGAGCCGGCCATCGAGTGGATCCGCAGGGAATATGGCTACCCGGCGCCAGTTGCATCCAGCCCCCGGCCGGAGCGCAAAGAGCAGAGCCTGGCCGAGTTCATTGCCGACAAGTCGCTGCAGAACCAGGACCCGGCCATCGAGTACCTGGTGAGCGAACGCGGCATTCCGGAGGCCACGGCCCGGCGCGCGGCCGAGCTGAAGGTGGTGGGCTGGAACGACTACGAGAACCCGAAGGTGCCCCAGGGCGAGGTCGGCCACGGCGGGCCGGCGCTGTGCGTGGTGGTGCGCACGCTCAACCCGGGCCATGTGGCCGCCGTGGAGCTTCGCTACCGCGACGTGCAGCTCAACGGCGGCGTGAAGACAACGACCCAGGGCGACAAGGACGGCGCGCCGTTCATCATGGACCGCGCGGCGTTCAAGGCTGCCCGGCGCGTGGTGCTTGTGGAATCGCCGATCAACGCCATCAGCGTGGAGGCCTGCGGCATGAAGGGCACGGTGGCGATGGCCACCCGGGGCACGCAGACGCTGGACTCGATCGACTGGTCGATTCTGCGCGGCAAGGAAGTGCTGATCGCGATGGATCCGGATCCGGCGATCGAGAAAGGCCCGATGGCCGGACGAAGCCCGGGCACGGAGGCCGCCTGGCGCTGCTATGACCTGCTGACGGCCGTGAACGTCAGCGCGATGATGATCGACCAGGACGACTGGGAGACCGGCAAGGACGTCAACGATCTGCTGCGGGACCTGGGCCCCGACAAGCTGCGGCCCATGCTGAAGCGCACATCGCGCTGGGCCATTCCTGGGCAGGTGGCCAACCTGGATGCGCAGCGCGGCCGCGCCCGGGTGTGGCTGCCGGCGAAGGATTTCGAGGTATACGGCAACTACCGCGTCACGCCGGACTTCTCCAGCGTGATGGAGCTGGACAAGGAACAGGAACCGGTCTTCCGCGACCTGTGCGGTTTTCGCGTGGCCGCCATGAGCCGGGTGACCGTGCAATCACCCGAGTCGACGCTGACCGGCGACCAGGACTATGCCCCGGAGACGCTGTTTGCCGTGGTGGTTCAGACGCCGCGCCACGGCGCCAACCTGGTGCGCCGGGTGCTCACTGACGACCAGGTGCACAACAAGGGCATGTGGGAAAAGTTTGGGCCCGTCTACCGGCCGCCACGGTTCAGCCGCCTGATCAACATCTGGGAGCGCGCAGCGCACATCGGCGCTGTGCACGCCGTCAACCATTATGGTTTGGCCTGGAAAAAGGGCAAGCTGGTCGTCAACGAAGGACCGGACTGCTACTGGCGCGAGCCCGAGATCCAGTGCCCCTACTACGCCCACACCATGCCCCGGGGCACGCAGACCGACGCCCAGCGCGTCATCAGCGCCTTCATTCGCAACTACGGCAACTGCCAGACGCTCATGGCCCTGGTGTGGGCCCTGGGGGCGCACCTGAAGGCGTTCACGCAGTTCTGGCCACACTTCATCCTCGCCGGCGAGAAGTCCACCGGCAAAACGACCAACGCCCACTCACTGGCCAGGGCGATCGGGATGAAAGTATTCGGCGGCGCCACCATGGAAAGCCCCTTCCGCCAGTTCGCATCGATCTGCGGCACATTCCACCCCGTGGTCTGGGAGGAAATCTCCAACCAGGGCCACGTGGCGGGCCTGAAAGCCCAGTCGAAACTGCAGGACTGCTACAAGTTCGCCGTCGACCACTGGGGCGCGGCGCGAGTGCCGATGATCAAGTGCGCGCCGGTAATGGTCGTCGGGGAGGACGACGAAGCCATGAACAACGTCGCCGGGAAGACCGTGCGCGTGCACCTGGAGTTGGCCAACCGCGGCGAACCGGTCAGCGGTGAGACGCCACTGTTCCCGGTCTACGATTGGGTGAAGTTCCTCAGCACCTGCACGAAGCACCAGGTGCGCGACCTCTACCGCCAGTCGCACGGCTTCCTCGAGGCCGGCTGCGCAGCGCGCGAGAACGACCCCAACGCCGACCGCATGATCACCAACTACGCCGCCGTGGGCGCGGCCTGGTACCTGCTGGCCGAATTCGCCGGCATGGACGTCGACACCGGCGATTTCATGCGCAACCTGCTCAGCACCATGAACAACCACATCAGCGAGACCGGCGCCAGCCGCCAGCCCTGGGTGAAGATCATCGAAACCGTGCTCTCGGAAATGGCGCGCGGCCAGTACCACCACCCCTACGTGGTCGACTGCCTGACCGACGGCGAGCTGTGCCTGATCATCCGGCCCAGCCACATGCTCGACCACATCCGCCACAGCCCCGGCCTGCGCACCGTATGGGACAGCCTGCCGATCCGCTCCAGCCAGGCATTCAAACGCCAGCTCGAGCGCGCCGGCGTAATCGAAAAAGACGGCGTCGAACGCCGAGTCCAACACACCCGCTACGGCCACCTGACCGCGCTTTCAGTCGAACGGCTGGAGCGGTTTGGGTTGTTGGTGCCGGTGGAGTGATCTGAGAGGGACCATGAGCGAGATATTGCATTTCCATCTATTCTGCGGGCTGGGCGGCGGCGCCGCTGGCTTCAACCGAGGCCACGCCCGTGTCGGCACCGCCACAGCGCGCTTCCGGTGCATCGGCGGCATCGACTCCGACCCGGCCGCAGCCGCCGACTTCGGCAAGCTCGCCGGCGTGCCCGGCACCTGCCTGGATCTGTTCACCCGTGAGCAGTACACCGCCTGGCATGGTCACGAGCCGCCGGCAGACTGGCGCGAGGCCACTCCGGCCGACATCCGGAACGCAGCTGACGGGGAGCGGCCGCACATCGTGTTCACATCGCCGCCGTGCAAGGGCTTCTCCGGCCTGCTCAGCCAGGCCAAGAGCATCGGGCCAAAATACCGCGCGCTCAACGAGCTGACGCTGCGTGGGCTGCACTTGATGCTAGAAGCCTGGAAGGACGACCCGGCCGAGTTCGTGCTGCTGGAGAACGTGCCGCGCATCGCCAACCGCGGCCGGCATCTGCTGGACGCGATCATCGGCCTGCTCGAGGGCTACGGATACGCAGTGGCCGAATCGACGCATGACTGCGGCGAGTTGGGCGGCCTAGCGCAATCGCGCCGACGCTTCCTGCTGGTGGCGCGCCACCAGGAAAAGGTCCCGCCCTTCCTGTACGAGCCGCCCAAGCGCGAGCTGCGCGGCGTCGGCGAGGTGCTGGGCAAGCTGCCCATGCCCGGCGATATCGAGAACGGCGGCGCCATGCACCGGCTGCCGCGGCTGCACTGGAAGACGTGGGTGCGCCTGGCACTGATCGAAGCCGGCGGCGACTGGCGATCGCTGCAGAAGCTGCGCATGGAAGATGGCTACCTGGCGGACCTGGGCATCGTTCCCGAGTACGAGGCCTACGCCGATTCGATGGGCGTGCTCGGTTGGCAAGACTCGGCCGGCACCGTCACCAGCAAGGCCGGCACGCCGAGCTGCGGCCGGTTCTCGATCGCGGATCCACGGCCCGCATGGAAATCGGAGTACGCGCAGCTCGGCGTCGGCCGCTGGGAAGAAACCGCCGGCACGATCACGTCGCAGAGATCGCCCGGGCAAGGCCGATTCAGCGTGGCCGACCCGCGCCTGGGCAACAAGGGCCCGGCGTTCAACAACGTCTACCGCATCATCGATTGGGGCCAGACCTGCAACACGGTGACCGGTGCCAGCCGGCCGGGATCCGGCGCGCCGTGCATTGCAGATCCGCGCGTCGATGGCGTCAGGCAGAGCACGGCCTATCGGATGATCGGGTGGAATGAGCAATCGCGAGCCGTAAACGGGTCGATGGGCGCAACTTCTGGTGGCGGTATCGCTGACCCGCGCTTCGGCATGGATCCGGACCGACAGCACTACCGCACCGGCGGCCAGTACGGCGTCGTTCCATGGACCGATCCCGCCTACGTGGTCAGCGGCCGCGCTCGCCACGACTCTGGCCGGCATAACGTAGCCGATCCGCGGATCCCGGAAGCCACCGAACAGGGCGTGTGGATCATCCGCTCGCTCGATGGCACCTGGCACCGCCCCTTCACCACGCTGGAACTGGCAGCGCTGCAGTCTCTGATCGATCCCGAGGACCCGCTGCTAGAGCTCGAAGGCTCAAGCGACACCGCATGGCGCGAGCGCATCGGCAACGCCGTGCCGCGCGACGCGGCCGCCGCCATCGCCAGCGTGATGGGCACGACCCTGCTGCTGGCATGGTCGGGCCAGACCTTCGCCTTGGGCAGCACGCCCATCTGGGTGCGACCGATTGCCGTGGCCTTAAGCGTCGACGCCAGGGCCTGATGCCACACAAAACCGAAACCAACCGCTCGCGAGAGCGCCATGAAACGCCGATCGCCAAGGGTGACGGGCGTTCTGTGCGCGAGAGAGGCCCGGTTTCGGTGCAAATGATCCCGTCCCTGGGCGTGCCGGCCGGGGAACGCGCCGGCCAGGTGATAGGATTGCTGCTGCAACACACGGAGGGACACCGTGGCCAAAGCTGCCCTGTATCTTCGCTCGAGCAAGGATCGCCACGACGTGTCGATCGACGCTCAGCGCGCCAGGCTCCAGGAACTCGCCGCTGATCGCGGCCTGAAAGTCATCGCCGAATACACCGACGTGGTCGAATCAGCCGCGTCGATCGACCGCCCCGGCTTCCAGCGCCTGCTGCACGACCTGCGCCAGCCCGCCAGCCTGCGAAAGTGGGAAGCCATCCTGATTCTCGACACCAGCCGACTCGGCCGCCGCCGATGGATGGGCCCGGTGTTCCGGCACGAGGCGGCCCGCCGCGGCGTCGAGGTCGTCTACCAGACGATGCCGGACGTGGATCCGATCAGCCGCCTGGTGCTCGAGTCCGTGCTCGAGGCGATGGACGAGATCCACTCGGTCACGTCCCGGGATAAGGGAATCTCCGGTCAGGTCGAGAACATCAAGCGCGGCTACCGCGCCGGCGGCAAGGCGCCCATCGGCTACAAGCTGCAGAAGGTGGCCACCGGCCAGCTCCGCGAAGGCCAGGAGGTAAGCAAGTCTGTCCTGGTGCCGGGAGAACAGGCGCCCGTCGTCGCCAGGTACCTGAAACTGCGCGCCGGCGGCACGCCGCGCCGCCAGGCGCTGCGCGAGACTAAGCTCAAGATCAGCCAGTCCGGCGCGGTCAGCCTGGACTGGCACGCCCTCACCTACGCCGGCCACACCGTCTACGGCATGTACGCCGAGCACTACGGCGGCGAGCGAAAGAAGGGCAGCAAGCGCCGGCCACGCGACGAGTGGCTGATCCAGCGCGACACCCACAAGGCCCTGATCACCGAGAAAGAGGCCACCCGCATCATCGAGGCCCTGGAATCCAGCAAGGTGGGCCAGGCGATCCGCGAGGCCAAGGCCATGGGCAGCCAGTACCTGCTGACCGGCCTGCTCTACAGCCCGGACGGCCAGATGTGGACCGGCACCAGCGCCAAGACCTACCCGGCGCCACGGTACCGACTCAAGGCCAGCCAGGGCCGACCTGGTCGCTACTTCCCTTGCGAGGACGTCGACACGGCCGTCATGGATCAGCTCAGCCACGACCTGGCCAGCCAGAGATTCGTCCTGGATCTGCTCGAGGCGGCGCGACGCCACTATGACGGCACCGACGACGCCCTGGAGTCGGCAAGGAAGAGCCTGGCCGAGCTCGATCGACGCGTGAGCCGAATGATGGACCTGGCCGAGGAACTGAACGACCCAGCGCCGGCGCTGCGCAAGGTCGACGAGCTCGAGACCAGCCGCCCGGCCCTGCAGGCCGAAATCGATCGCATGGAAGAAGAAAGGGCCTGCCGGAACACCGTGCAGGCCCTTTCGGAAGATGACGTGCGGTCGCTGCTACACGACCGCCTGTCAGAGCTACGCCACGCCAGCGCCAGGGAACTCAAGCCCGCACTCCGCGACCTCATCGGCCGCATCATGCTCTGCCCTGCCTCTGGCCAGTGTCAGATCCAATATCGGATCCAACCCCAGCGCAGCCTAAATATGGCGTCCCCACGGGGATTCGAACCCCGGTCGCCGCCGTGAAAGGGCGGTGTCCTAGGCCTCTAGACGATGGGGACTGAAAACGTCGACTACGAAGCTTTCAGAAACCTTATTGGTGGAGCCAGGCGGGATCGAACCGCCGACCTCTACAATGCCATTGTAGCGCTCTCCCAGCTGAGCTATGGCCCCACAACAAGCCGAGCATTCT